TAGCCGTGCCGGGATCAACTGCAATTAATGTTGCTGTAGTGTTTGGAAACGTAATAGTCTGGTTTGTATTAGTTGCCGTTGAAGTAAGCGTAAGCGTTCCGGTTCCAGTCGAAGGTCCGGTAATTTGAATTTTGCTCATACAATCAACCACCTTTGACCAGTATCAATAGTCACATTTACGCCTGAGCCTACGATCATTGTTCCTACCGATATGCCATTCTCGCCATCGTTTAGCGTGGTGTCTTTGGTAACAGTTGTCTTATTAATGTAGATAGACCCAGTATCGGCAGTCACCCCGCCACCTAAAGCAAACACAGACCGCTCAGAAGGATAAGTTACAAAGACATCCTTGGTTCCGGCTGAGAAGTTAATCTTTGCCGTAGTTCCCAAAGAATTGGACAGCACTATATCCCGTTGAAGATCCGGGCCTGTCGTTTCGTAAGTGCCAATACCTACTTCCCACTCAGTACCCCCTTGAAGGGCAATTGTGTAATAGGTTGAGTTTCCATCACCAATGACAGCAAAAGATTGATAGCCAGTCTCAGCACCGGCTAGAGTCATATCCCCTACACCGGTACTTGTGCTTGTCTCTTTAACCCGATCAGCAAGTACGAATGCCATAATTACGCGATACGAATAATTGCGTTAGAAGCGTCGTTGGTCGGGAAAATAATAGTGAAGTCGCCATCCGTAGATGTCTTATCAGCACCGAAGTCCAGAACGCAGACTGCTGCATTGGTCAAAGTTGTGTTGGCGTTGCTGTTTGCCGAAGGCGTGGTGTTGTAAATCAAAGCGCCACGAGCCGTCACCGATACGTTCGGGAAGGTCAGGTCGGAAAAGTCGCAGAAACCTGTACCAGTATTGGCATTGATGTTGGTTGCCGTTACCCCGGTGTTAGTCAGTGCTAGACCACCAGCCGTATAGTTAGAACCGCTTGCCTCGTTAGAAGCGCTATAAGTAGTCGTATTAGCGTCCAATGTTGCTGAGGATGTATACAGCGCCAGTTTAAAAACGTCTGCGCCTGTGTCTGACGACGGACGGAAATCGTGTACAGCCAACAAAAGTTGGGCCTTAAACGAAGTTGTCATTGCTTGCGTGATTGCCATTTAAGGCTCCTTTACTCATCTAAAAGTTTGATTAACTCAGGATGTCCTGCTTTCCTGAACTTGTTTGCCAGAGTCACATGGTGAGTCCTGACTGTTTCCTTCATGTAATACACTAAAACTTGACGGATCTGATTACGAAATGCTTCAGCCTGATCTCGAATGGCGGGGTGCGTCTGTGAGCCAACAGAGATAATTTTGTCCAAAGCCCGTTCAGCCATCTCTTCAGGCGTAAACCCACGACCCTGCGTGGTAAGGACTTTGACTTGACTGCCCCCTAATAAGAAGGCTACTTCGCTCATGCTGCTCATTTGACGGGATACCTCGCTTGTCTAGTTCGATACATATCTTGACGGTTTTTGCCTTCGCCCAACTGTTTCAACATGGCAAGAGCCTCATTGTACCGGCTAATGTAGGTGTCATTAACGTCTTTCTCACCCTTCATGAACGTATATGCCTCCAAAAGAGAGCCATACAACAATACAGAATCAAACTTATCCCCCAGCCAAGATGTACCAGCAACAACAATAGACTGCGGATAGTAAAAATAGTGGAGTTCCATGTTGTAACTGGAATCCGGCGTTGGCCCAAGAATGTACGAGTTCTGGTCAAAAAGTGCATAGTGAGTTGGCAACCCAGTAGCAGATGGGTCTGGAAATGCCTCACGAATGTACTCAACATCTTTATTTAGTAAAAAGTACTGAACCCCGGTGGCGTCAATAACAGACAAGGAAAAGTTTGCCAGCCAGTCTGACGGGACACTCAAGTACTTATTGCCGCTTGTGGCGTTACCGGTTACGTTCTTACGAAGGTCAGGAATTTGAACCGAGTTAAATACACGCTGTTCGGCCTCTTGGATAAACGTATCAATCTGAGTTTTAGTCAGAAAGCTAGCGGTTACTCCGGCAGTGGTCGTGTTAACCAACGTATCTGGGAAATTATTTTCACAGTACGCCTGAATGGTTTGGAACAGCGTTGCGTAGTTCATTTAGCCCATCTTCTTGGAATGACTATTGCCACGGGTCGTGTTCTTAGTACCACGAGTCCGTTGGGTTTGCGTGTTAGGCACGTTGTTTGGGTACCCATTGTTATTGGGCACAATTGGTACTTGCTTGACTGGCGTATCCATATTAGATCCCCGTTTTACGAACCATTGACATAGGTTTTTTCTGGTTGGCAATTTTTGCCAGATTCCGACCCATTGCCTTCATCTGTGCGTTAGTCTTGCCACCCTTAGCAAACTTCTTCACATTAGCGTCCGGGTGAGCCTTAGCGCCTTTCTTTTTCATGTGTGCCTTTAATGCTGCTTTCATATCCATGTTCTACTCCTAAGTAATTGTTACAGTTACGGTTCCTGTTTCCCCGTTAGCCACTAGGTTATTCAGTAACCCAGATAACTGCAAGGGGTCGTTCAAGCCAACGGGATTCCATCCCCATTGAATCTGTCTACTACCACCAGACGGTGTTCCAAAAGCATCTACATCTTCATTGGGGAGGTTTAATGTTTCAACCTGTATACCCGTCAGTCCAGCCTCGATATAAGAATTGTCTCGGCGTGGGTTCTGTAAGGCTTGCGGGTCATAAACCGGGTACATCCCCAACTGCAACTGTGGCTGATCCGGCTCCCAACAGGTAGGGCAAACGAGGAGGTTGATGTTTTTCGTCTTGATGACGATTTTCTTCAACTGCTTCAGTTTGTATCGAAATCCACACCTGTCGCACTCCGAAATTGCCCATTTGCCAGAAGCAAACTTAGGACCAGACATCTCCTATTCCTTAATAAAAATACTGCCGTGGAGACAGCCGCAAGGAAGCCTTTTCCCGATCTTCACTTGAGCCAAGTAACCACTGTTCTTCATAAGACGCCTTCAGCATATCAATCCTAGTCTCAGCCCCCGGTATCTTCAAAGACAGGTAATAGGCCAATCCAGCCGCCATACAGGGCAGCATACGGAAAGGGATGTCTTCGGTATTAATACCGTTTCCAGCGTCTTGAATCCGGCGCAAACGCCAGTAAACGAACGAGTAATAGTTAGACTGATCTGGGGCAGGCCAAACATTAATATTTGGCAGGTTACGCACCGTCACAATTGCACCTGCGGTGTGCCCGGCAGCAGTCGAACCTTCTACTCCACGGACGCAGTTTTGTAGGGTATTCCCTGATATTTCGTTGTACCCAATAGTCTCGTTGCCCAGTTTTATAAACCCAACATAGTTCAATCCCTCGACAGAACTGAGCGTAATAGTGTCAGAAGACGACGTAATCGTAGTCTGTAGAGTCTTGGTCGTGACATTGTCATACCCGCTTTGCCGATCAATCCAGACTTGAATTGGGCGTCCTTGGGCGTTCTTGTTAGGAATCGTAGCGTAGGTAGAAGACGAAATCCGGTTGATATTAATGTCGGTCTGGTCAATACCCTGCTGGGTACGGATCACCATATCCATCAAATCTATAGTATCCACGGGGAGCGCATAGGTAATCTGGGCCTGATTGATAGGGATAGACCCTTGCTCAATAGTCCAAAGGTTAATACCCCGGTTAGCCCACTCAATAGTCAAAAGATTCAGGCTACGGCGAGCTGTCCGCATATCGTAGCCAGAACGTAACTCCTGACCGCAACGCTCAAACGCCTCTTCTACAAGGTTATTGAGGTCTAGGTTAAAGGTCGAGGTACCTGTGGTAGCCATTATTTTATTTTCCTATGCCTAGCAGTTTTTGCAGCCACGTTCTTGGGCTGGGCGACGAACTGCTTTCCGGCTGCTTTTCCGGCTCTTTTGGCACGGGTGGTTGCGGCGTACTCTTGCGGGGAGAGCGCTTTGATGGCGCTACTTGGGAGGTATCTTTCCCCTGTAGCCTTCGGTCCTTGCGTAGATGGTTTGCCACTTTTAGTTCTCCACTTTTGATCCGTCCACGCCTTCAGACTTTGTTGCGGCTTTTTCAAGTTCGACATCTCGCTCTCTCTGCCTAATCTTCCTAAAGTCTTCGGCTGCGCTAATTAACCAGTCAAATACGTTGCCATCTGTTTTGGCGTCGTATACCGGGAACTTAATCCCTGTACCCACCGCCTGCTTTCTTATACTGCGCAGCCAGCATCTGTGCTTTCCTTGCGCTCCATTGTCCCGGAGCACCGCCCTTACCTCCAGATTTAATACTCTCAAACAATCGCTTACGCATACCGGGTTTGGTGTAATTACCTGCCTCATTCACCTTAGACTCACCGCCCTCAGCAAACATCTTGACCTTATTCGGATCATCCTTTCGGGTGATCGTCTTGGCCTTCGGCATCTTAGAGGGGCGAATCGCCCCCATACCCCGGCTAGGTCTCATTTAGCACTTACCACCGTTAGCCATTTTTACTGCCTTACCTTTGGTCTTGCCTTTAGAAGCAACACCATCAGCAGACTTATGACCGCCAGCCAAACCGCCACCAGCCATCTTTTTGACCTTGCCGCCACGTTTCATCTTGCCTTCGCCATCAGCCGCAAAAGCAGGAACTTTTTTGCCATCCTTCATAACCATCGGCATACCACCACCAGCCATCTTTTTCATGTCTTTTCCTTTCGTAAATTCACGACCTACGGACGTTGGTACGCCCACTTTTTTTGCAAACTTGGGGTTATTAGCCACCGCTTGCATAAACCTTTCCTGTTTGGCTGATACGCTAGGCACGAGTCTTACCCCGAATTGCTATGCCATCAGCACGTTTAGAGGCGGAAGAAACTTTGCCGCCTTTTTTATATAGTTGGACTTGCGTACCTAAATTTTGTGATGGGTTTTCTATCCCAGTATTTTCGCTTAAAAACCCTACCGGTTCGGAACTACCAGTAGATCCCGCCCCACCAGTAGATCCCGCCCCACCAATAGATCCCGCCCCACCAGTAGATCCACTTTTAATAGTGTTAATAGCGGAGGCAGCATTATCAGCGGCACCCATAAGAGAGGTTGCCTCTGAAGCAATCCCAGATAATCCACCACCAGCGTATTTTTTAACTTTCTTTTTCATATCATCTTCCCACGGGTCTTGCCCTTGGTAGCACAACCATCGGCGCGTTTAGAAGCAGAAGATTTTACTTGTCCACCTTTTTTCATGCCTTTTTTCTTCTTGTCTTCTTCAACATCTTTTGCGCTTAATCTCTTGTACAAGTCACCAACATTCGAGGCAGGAGCCTGCTCTTTAGGAATAGCAGAAGGATTGGGGTTAGCAATACCAGTCGTAGCGGGGTCAGGTGTAACGCCCTTTTTTATTGCGTCACCAAGTACTTTACTTAATTGAATATTACTAAAAAATCCCATATCACACCATCCTTCCTTTAGTTTTGCCCTTAGTAGCGATACCGTCGGCGCGTTTAGAGGCGGACGATTTGACTACGCCACCCTTTTTCATTCCACGAGATTCACGCTTTAACTCAGCCGCAGCCTCACGTTGTTTGCGTTGTTTTGCTTCGCCAACTTGCAGCAACTTCTCAAAATATTTCGGATCGTTGCGTCTCTCCTCCAACTGCTGTTCCCGCATTTTTCCACGAGGAGTACCCAAAAGCATATGAACATCATCAACGGTAGTCTCAGCACCGCGCTTTAAATCTTCTACACCTTGATTTACAAAATCTCCGGCTTTACTTGCGCCTAGCGCTACACCACGCATAGCGCTACGGATACCCCGAGTCATAATATCTTCGTCGGGATCTACCTTAGACTCTTCAATTTTTTTGGTGCGGTCTGATGCCATCACTTACCCCTTTTGAAAAAGCGCATCAATTTTTGCTTCAAGTTTGTTAAACCGTTGGTC